GCAGTAGCCATGTCAAAACCTGCAGCACCAGTTTCAGTTGCCATTGCTGCTTCTTCTGCAGCAGTAGCAGCCGCTTCAGCAGCAGCAGCAGAATCAAGTCCGGCAACTGCACTGGCACCAGCACCTGCAGTTACACCTATAAGTGCAAGACTTGGTCCAATGTTACCCAAGGCATACATAATACCTTTTTGTTTAACCATACTTTCGTAGTAAGCCAAAACGTGTGCAGTCATTTGATAAGCGTTTTTGTCGCTCCATGGGTTAAAGTTTTGACCAAGGTTAAGAAGTGTTTTGCCAAGGTCTTCATAACCTGCTACACCACCAAAACCATTTAATTCCATAATGCTTTTACCAGCACGCTCTACAAGACCACCAATGCCCTTGGCAAGACCACCGGCTGCACTAACAAAAGATTTACCGTAAACAGAACCTTCGTGTGTAAAGAAACCACCAATACCGTACTTGTGTACACCGTTTGTAACATAGTTATGAAAGTTGTCCCAAGTGTGGGTACCAAGGTTAACAATTTCAGGACCAACGTTTTTCCAGTTCTTGAGTGTAGTTAAACCACTCCAACCCGCTTTAGCCGCATTCCAAATCTGACCAGTGGCTCCAGTTGGGTTTTGTCCTGTATACCATGTAGAATTAAATTTGTCATACAAGGCCATAAACTTAAGAGCGTTTGTTGCGTCTTGAATATGAACACCTTGCATAGGTCCAGTATTCTTAACAAGGTCCATTATCATCCCAGGGTTTTTAAACGCACTTGGGTAGTTGTTGTAAATAGATTGAAGAGCGTAGTGCTGATTCTGGTTTAAAGAATTGTAGGAATTAGTTGTTACTGCCTTTTGGTAAGCGTTTTGTTGTTCATTGTATGTTTGCTGTGCTTGACCGCCACCAGGAATACCTCGACCTACTTTTATAGGTGCAGGTGCAACTGGTTGTTGTGGTACTGGAACTGGATTAACTTTGCCGTCAGACATTACATACCAAACAAGCGAGCGTGAGCAGCAAGGTCAAATGTTCCAGCAGTAGCGTTAGGGTCGTTAGACATGTGACGCAATGCTTCAGAAAGAATACCTCTTGGCTGTGGTGCAATGGCTTCAGGTCCAGGTCCAGGGCCAGAAGTGATACCCGCTTGAATTGGTTCAGTTGGTCGCTCTGTTGGGTGAAGGAATGGCAACGAACCTGGCATTGGGCCAGCAGTTTGTTGAGCAGGAGCGGCACCTTGAGCAACAGGTGACTGTGCCATTGGTATTGCTGATTGTGCGCTCATCTGTTCTGTTGCCTTACCGTACTCTTGATTGGGTACAGTAGTTTTAGGAACATTCAAATCTGTACGGTTGCTGTAAGCAGTACCGGGTGTTCCTTGGCGTGAACCGCCTTTACCTGAACGTGGCATTTATTATGCTCCTTGTCCGCCGAGACTCGCCAATAGTTGACGAACATCGGGTTGTCCTTGAGGTGCCTGTTGAGCGCCAGGCTGAATTGGGTTTTCTGCTGATACACCAAGACCTGGTTGCATTTCTGGAGCAGCACCTTGTGGTGCCTGTTCTGGCCCACCCATTCCTGGCATACCTTGAGGCATACCCTGTGGCATACCCTGTGGCATACCACCTTGCTGTTGCTGCATTGCGTCTGCCTTGGCTGCTTGTTCCTGTTGCATCTCTTCATGAATCTTAGCAACTGCATCTTCAAGTGTAACGTGACGCTGTGCTTTCATCTTTGCAATACGAGCAATAATGCTTGGGTCAAGTGAACCAGCAGAAGCCTGCTGCTCAAGACCTGTTAGCAGTGCCTTGCGTAGACCTTCCATCTCAACACGGTCTGCTTCCAACTGTGGGTCTTCAATTGCTGGGTCCATGATACGGGCTGTCTCATTAGACATAATTCCCATACCAACACGCTGACCAAGTGAAACCACAAGGCCGTTAATGTCAGAACCAGGCATTGGGTACTTAACGTATGAAAGGTTTGTTTCGAATGTTTCGTTTGGCTTGTAGTCTTCGCTTACTACCTTGCCGTCGCCACCCATAAAGAACATACTTGGCTTGTTGCCGTAGTACGATTTCATGATTTGAACTGCACGCATGTTCTCTAACTCCATTGAGTTAGCAAAGATTTCCTGGTATTCCTGGAGTGGCATGTCAACTGCACTAGACAGGACGGAAGCACCACGTCGAGCGGTACGGATGTTAGAACCTGACTCGCCTCCAAATTCGGCAGGAATACCAGCCGTAAGGCGTTGTGCTCGCTCAAGGCGGTCAAGCGCCATCGGTGCATCTTGGGTCTGCTGTGGATGGACAATCTGAATCTGTCCTTTGTCCAAGATACCTCGGATACCCATTTTACCGTCAGCCTCTTGAACAATACGTGGGCTGGTTGGAGAGTTCGCAGGAGATACAACCCATTCGTCAGGAAACACGTTGCGGAACACTGCAATAGTGTTCAATGCGTCCAACTTGGCTTCACGCTGGTACATACCAAGCATTTGGTCAAACTGACCCTGAAGGCGGTCAAGAGTAATACGTCCAGCAATAACTACTGGGCAAATCTCTGCACGGTTAGGAATACGCTCAAGAATGATGTGTGTTGCCACACCCTTTCCTGTTTCCTGTGTAAAGCCTTGGTTCTTTTGCTTCTCGGCACCAACGGCTACAAGAACTGTTTCGCTGGCATCAAGGTATTCAAGGATTTCAAACATGTCAGTGTCATGTTTGTCACCCTTGTAAAGAACAGAAGTCTGTTGTGGGTAGTGTTCTTTCATCCAGCCCAAAGGACGACGGTCAGCAAAGATACAGTCAACTGGTTCCATGTTGTCCGGGTCAATCATTGGAGCAGGGTACGTAGCAAGAGGGTTGCGTACGCGCCAGTGTGGAATACGTCGTCTGTCCTGTGGGTCAAGTGATACAGGAGAAAGAGATACAGCAGACATACCGTAAGCAGTAAGGTGACGGCTGCGACGACGTAATTTAACAGCCATCTTGTTCATGTCCCACCAACCAATGTTGGCAAGACGACGGTCACGGGCTTTGTTTTCAGAAGCCTGGATACCTGGGCGAAGTGAAGGGTATTGAATGTCAGGAAGCATTGAAGCAACTCGCATAGCGAAAGAGTCAATACCTTGAGCAATAAGGTTTGGGATTGCAGGCTTCTCTGCTTCGTCTAGTTCTGGTAGTGGAACAATAACGTCACCGTTGTAGTGGTCACGTACTTCTTGCATGCGTCGGAACGTACCGCTACGTTGTGTGCGACGCTCCTGATACATTTGAACAATCTGCCCGGAGGCTTTGTCGTTGTCAGGAGAAAGGGGCATCTAAAACCTCAAGTTAGTTAGTTGGGTATTTTTTACCCATTTTGGTCGCCATGCTTGTACAGACTTAGTTTGAGGCATGTAGATGTTAGGAAGGTTCCATTCAAAGAACCACTCCGCCATCACACAGTCATCCGTACGTCCGTGGGGGTATCTGGTTACCTCGTCGATAAGTTTCATCGAGCGAGTTTTACCTTCACCCTTACCCATCAATCTTACACGACCAAACTTCCAATGTTGAGAAATTGTCGTAACACCATACTCGGAGTCAGATTTATTACTAGTTGTGTTGTGGGGAATAATCTCTACCCCACGCAGTTGTCGCCAACGCTTAAAGTGGTCATATTGCAACATAAATCGCTGGGCTGCGTTTTGTTCCACAACCCACACCTGGATAGGAAACCCAATGGAAATAGACAATCTTTGCCAATCTTCCATAACTCCAGTGAATTCACCCTCGTTGTAGTTGTACTCTAAAAATTGTGGGGCTTCCATCTTGGCTCTAATAAGGTCTAATAGAAAACGCTGTTCTGATTCTTTGTGATAGAGCCAGCATTGTATTGACCAATAATTGGTTGGTGACGGGTCGGCCGTTGCCACAACGCACCCTGGGCTATTCCCGTGGCCATATACCCATTCATTCCTGACAAGGACTTCATCTAGCGCCAGGTCTTCCTGCTGGTATACAACAGCAAAGCGTTCTCCTCGGTTGGACATAAGGTTAGAAATGTCTCGCCATCCGAGACGGCGTGGGTCCAAAAGACAACCTTCGGGGTAAGCAAGAGCCGAACGCTTGTGATTATCTGGATTACATTTTTCTTCATAGTGTGCCCTGTACTTTAGGTGTTTGTACTTTTTGTCACGTCGAAGCAGTGTCGCTTCTTCTTCAGTCATCTCATCAATGGCTTCTTCTGCTTCTTCGTCTAATGGCTGCACCATGTCAAGAGCAAAACGATACAAGTCGTCAGGAGCCAAACGCTGGCCAATAAGAGCAAGCATTCCTGCAGGCTCCAATCGTGTTTCAGCCACGTCTTGATACCAGTCTTCCATTGCCTCACGTTGTTCAGCACTTCGCACCTTTCTAGGGTCTACGAGGTCGTCCCAAAAACAACCATCAAAACGACCACCAATAAAACCAGAGTCCATACCGTAAGCACTTAGTGTCGGTTCCTTTTCTGAGATAGCACCCATCTCTTCTGGCTGCATAACAATAAACGCTTCGTTAGTCCACAGTTCTTTTTCCAATGGCTTAAAGCGTCCAAAGTCGTGAGCCATTGTAGTAATAGCATCCAGTGCCTGCCCACGGGTTTTAAGCATCTCATCGGCTTGTTCTGGAATAACACGTTCTAGTGAACGGCGCACACGCATTAAGTTTCGCTTGGCTAGGGACATAGTCGCACTACCGGTCAGAAGTCGTGTGGAACGGTTGCGACAAATAACCCAACAGGTAATGTCATGAAGAAGAGTTGTCTTACCAGAACCAGGTGGCATGTTCATAACCACGTATTCTTTTTGTTCTGACTCAAGTAAATCTACAAGTGCCATACCTGCTTCTTCTTGCCATGGCGTAGACACACGACCAAAATACCTCTCACGAAAGTAACCAAAGTCTTCAAGTGCTAACTTGGCTTCGTCACTTAATTTGTCGTAGGCAATAGGACCTTGCAGTTTTGCTTCGGTCTTACGCTCACGATAGTCACGAGCAGAACTATCTATTCCCTCGTCGGCTCTAAGGGTTTGGGCGGCTTTCTCGACTCGGTAGGCTGTGGCTTCTGAGAACTTAGCCTTTCGAGCACTTTCCGCAATGGAGAATCCAGCCGCTCGTGCTTCAAAGTACTTCTTCCTTTGTACTGGTGTTACAGCCATTTATGAGTTCAATGCGTCAGCAATCAAGCCACGTACCCTGTATCCAGGCACGTTGGAATCACCAATGGTAAAGATGCCGCCGAGTCCGTCGTTGTAATCTTTAACGGCAATTACGAGGACATAATCCTCCACGACCGGCATCTCCCATGGTGCGTCTGTTGGTAGTTCCTCGTTTATACGGTTGAGGAACTTGGGGAGGTTCTCATCTATCCACGCTTTCAGTGAACTTTCGATTATCTCCCCGTGTGACATTACGCTTTGGTTTCTTCCTCTGCCACTGTTGCAGACACTGCACCGGCAAGGTGAGTCGCCAGTGCAAGGTTGCTCTCAAGGTTGTGCTTGCGCACAAAATGGAGTGCTTCGGTAAAGGTAGAAGCCAATACGCAAATTGATGCTACAAGTCCTTGAACTCCTACAGGAAGACTGAAGCCTGGATGTACTACTGATAGCACAGCACCTGCCCCTGTAAGGAGTGCTGTGATGTGTGGGGCTATGTGTTTATTCATACCCCTGAGTGTAGCACACGAAAAGCCAAAAAAATTTTGTTTTTAGCACCGAGGTGCAAAACTGCTCTAGGAGCGTGGCGTACCGTCCGCGTTCCAGAGAGCCTTATAGTCTCGTCTACGCTTTCTACGCCATCCAAGGCGAAGAGAGGTGACGGTATTGTCGCGGCGGCGGCTGCGAAAAATCAAGGCCGCTTTGGTTTAGGTTTTGGCTTTACCTTGGAGTACTTCTTGTTTGCCTTAGCCAAGGTCTTTTCGCCATGCTTGTCTTTAGGTCGGCCACAGCCGCAAGTTGCACACATACATCTAGAGTAGCACATACACATTCCATACACACTCCATACACACACATTGTGAAAACATTCACACAATAGTTACGTCACAAGGGCGGTGAAGGTGTTATAGTAGATGTATCACCGATGTGAGTGGTCGTGCGTGAAAGTCGCCCCGGAATGTGAGTCCCAGCCGTGAGGTTGCAGATACTCGCCGGAGTTACCCGGTTAGAGCGGGGTTGGGTTGAACACGTGCCAAGAGCCTTTGGTAAATAGTCCTCGTGTTCATGACGGGTGGATTGTCCTAAGATTTTTTTAGTGGTGAATGCAGGGGGCTTTATGTTAAAACAACCCCAGTCCTACAACACCCTCTGACAGTGGTTTTGACACAGAAATGTGACAGGGTTCTCGGCTCGTGTGCTAGCCCTGATTTGGAGAGAATGACAGTTCACCATTTTTGGGATACACTTTACTTTACTTGACCCCCGCTCGGCACACACCCGGTCAGAATCCCTTGGATTCTCTGTGTGTGCCAAGCATTCGGCCTACGTCATATGCATGACTCGCCCTCACTCCGACCCCCCTAGGGGTCTCCGACTGCATGCGTGGCATACGCCACACTATCTATGCAGTTTGCCTTGCTTTCTATTGTAATGACAGTGGTTATGATAGGGAATACAATGGATGGGCTTAACGCTTACGCTCCAATCCTTCTTCTTCTTAAGCCTGCGGCGCTTGGGTCTGCGACGCTCAGTCTGCGACGC